GTTTTTCTTATTACACCAGTCTTTTAGATAGGGATACAATCCAACATATAATTGACCTGTGGCATATGAATATAATCGTATCTTACCATCCCAAACTCTGTTTCTAAATTGTGGTGTAAACTTATAACCAGGTACCTCAAAAGAAAAATAATCTGTTAATTCACGTCTAACATCTGCTTCTGCCTCTATCTGTAAATAGACCGTATTTAATTTTTTTACTTTAATCATATTTTAAATGTAAATACCATAACAGCTCTAAGGCCTTTTTTAGGAAAATATAGATAGTGAGGTTGATTGTCAAAACAAACACCTTTGTACTTCTCTGGTCTTACTTTTATTTCCTTCTTACCATTCTTAATTACTGTATATGATTTTTTATCACACTCATTTATATATACAAGCAGTTGTGAATGATTATATTCATGGTCTTGGTGTACATTACATTTTTCATAACCATTGTTATATGTTAGATTGATACTTATTCTAAGCACATCTATTATCGTCATAGTATTATTTTTTGCAAAATTATCTAATATACCTAAACAGAATTTGCCCATATATGACCTAAAATATTCTCCTTCTTCTCTTTCCTCAGGTCTTCTTAATACCGTATGTTTTAGAAAAGGTTTATTCTTTCTGCCGACAACACTCCTGTTCTCAATAAACCAAGGAAAGTCATTACTAAAAATATGATTTTCAATATACGCTATCTGTTCCTTACTTAAAAAATCTTTATCTATTATCATTTAAATGTATATACCAATACAACTCTATGACCTATTCTTGGATAATAATGATAGTGATGATTGTCACCAAAACTTACTGCACTATATTGTATAGGTTTTATTTTATCTATAGGTTTTCTATTTTCATCTAATATTACTGTGTATGATCTTTTGTCCTTTACATCATTACAATATATTAATAATTGTTTGTGTGGTTCTTTATGATCTGTATGTTCTAATGATTTTTTTATACCCACGTTAAATGTTAGATTTACAGAGCACCTTAATATTTCCTTATATCGTATGTCATGTTTATTGCAAAACGTATTTAATATATCCTTATACATATCTACGTTGCCTGTATTCCAATCTTTATCATATCTTCGTAAACATATATGTTCCATCATTGTGTAGTCGTCATCAAATGTAGAATGTGGTTGTATGAAATAAGGAAAATCAGCCTTTAGAATAAACTCTGATATAAAGTCCTTATGTTTATCTTTTAAAAAATCTTTATCTTTGATTATCTTCATAATTAAAATAGCCACCCATAATATATCTATCATGGTTATCAGGACATTGTTGTCCTCTATGTAGATGTGTAAAGTAGGCTGGGAACATAGCAACCCTACCTTTTATAGATTTAATTACTTCACCTGTATAAAACTCTGTACCACAATTATGATCTGATAGATATATCATAAAGTTTAATACTCTTTTGTTATTATCATATCCATGCTCACAATGAAAATCTTTGAACCAGTTGCCTGGTTTAAACCATTTAAACCTAAGTTCTTTTAATACCCAAGGATAAGGTGTCAAAGCACTTTCCTTAAATGTTTTTGTGTATGTATCTATTAATGTTTTTAATTGATCTGAAAATGTTATATTGTTCGTAAAGTATGATGAATAACCATACTTATTATTATCAAATTCAGATGTAAGATTTTTATATTTTTCTACTAACTCATCACACTCATTATTTGACAAGAAATTATCTTGTACCAACGTGAAATCTTTATGTTTTTTCTTTGTTTGATAATCGCTGCTCATGTAAGTTTTTATCTGCCTTTTGCATTGCCTGTATTTTTTCTGGTATCTTAAATTCAGCAGGTAATCCTAAATGAGGTCTGCCATCATAGACACAGTTTTCACCATATGGTCCATCTACGTTGTTATAATGAAGGAATACTTGAGCGTGATTATCACCTAAAAAAGGTTCTCTCCAATGTTCTATTTCACAACCTCTATAAACTATCATATCACCAGGTTTCATATGAATAGGCACACCTCTATTACCAAAGCCTCCTGTCTTATCTACCCACATAGGCCAGTCATATTTTTCCCAATCTTGTTTTCTACCTTTTAAATTATTATTGTCATATCCTAAACATAATGTAGTTGACACTTCACAACTTGGTCTATCTTTGTGTCTTTTTAAATCATCACCGTTCTTGTATAAACGCCAATATGAATATGTAGGTTTAAGATTTAAACCTGTAATATTTCTCATGCCTTGTAAACCATATTGTAATAATGTTTCCATTGCTGGATCAGCATAACATGAGTAAGTATTAGGCACTTGTTGATCTTTATATGTGCCATCAAGCTCTGCTCTATAACCAGGCCATTTACTATTGACCATAGTCTTTGCTCTATTAGCTCTCATAAGAGCATAACCATATAGATAATCTGCAAGTATAGGTGGTATAAATTCTTTTATAACACAATACTTATTATCTTTGTAAAATTTTTCTGTGTCTTTTATTGCCATGGTTTTCCTAAACTCCACAATACTAATGAGTATCTAGTTCCTCTTGTACAAGGTGTGACACAATGATATGTAAAACTAGGGAATATGATAACTGATCCTTGAGGTCTTATTTCTTCACATACCTTAAATCTTTTCTTACCTGCGTGAGCGCCTAAATCAAACTTTAGATTACCACCTGCATAATTATTAGGATTAGTTAGATTAACAGTCATACTTATTTTTCTTACTTTATCCCACATATGTATATTATCAGTAAATCCAGGTGCTAAAGATTTCTTATCTCTTTTAAGAGGTATATCAGCTCCTCTCATGTCAGGTTCAGGTTTACCATCAGGTCTCATAATCACAAAACCTTTATCATCTCTTTTAGGTGGTTTAAATTGTGGTACCTTACCATCTTTTACTTTTACAGCTGCTTTATATGCACTTCTAAAATCAGATGATCCATCAGCATGCCAACCATAGAAACCACCATTTTCTTTTCTACCGTGATATACTGTAAACTGAAATGACTCAGAAAAATCCCACTTCCAGTTCCAACCTGCTTGTGCGTTTGCGTGATGTATATATGGATGAAATAAATCGTATAACCATTTGTCATTCAACCATGAAATATCACTATCTCTTACATAGGCTCTTTCAACGTCAATGCCTTTTTTAGCAAGCGTTTCTCTGTTTGCGCCTCCTGTTATCATAGTATCAGACATCTTCCTGCCTTGACTATCTATGCCACCTTTTTCTTTACCATCAAAGGTAGCAGCTACTTTTGATACACCATGACTTTCATCCACAACCATCTTTGATAAACCATGTGATATAATTTTCTTACATACATCTGGCTTGATAGCACTCTTGTAAAACATGTATGAATTTCTTAATTGCATTAAATAACTCCTGAAGTAAACTTTTTCCAATCTATAGCATTCTTAATAGTAAATGTTCTATTTGATATAATTTTTAGAGTCTTCTCTAAATAATCTACCGTTGTTTCTATATATGTTACCTTTTGTTCTAGTTTATTAACATCACTATCTGACTTAACGTATTTGTCAACGTCTTGTCTTAATACTTTTAGATTAAAAGGTTTTTCTTGGTATACACTAGGGTCTGCTTTACCTGTGTAGTATTCCCACTTCTCTCTTACAATTCTTGCTAAATCTTGTTCAGCAACCTTTAAAAGATTTTTATATTTTGAATGGTACTTTGAATATTTGTTGTGTAATTGTGGCGTCTTTAAAGATTCTAAATCAAGTTCAACATCATTGATCTTCAAGTCTTTATCTGCCATTGTCTGTATTTCTTCTAACGTCATTATGTATTCACCTTTTTATATTTATGGATATTTTATCCTATGGATATTATATCATAACTACTCAAAAAATCAAGCTTTATGATGTAGTTTCTATGGTTCTGCCACCTGACACAGCTGCAAATTCGTATATCTTATATGCAAAGGTCACACTAGCAGTTAGATACTGTATATCAGTTTCTTGTTGATTATAGTCTAAACCAGATAATGATATAGGATATATATCTCTAAATCTAACTTCTAAAGCTGCATTGTTTTTACTTGATAATACAAATAAAGTTGCGTCTGAATATAGACCACCATCATCTTGTACTGCCGTACTTACTTTTCCTAGTTCTTTGTTGAGACTTACACTATTTGTTGTAGGAAATCTGTCACTTCCTGCGTTTTGTAGATTTCTAAATTGTTCATGGTCTTTAGGAAAACCAAGACCTGTTAACCAACCATGTATTTCTCTGTAATTTTCTAAACTTTCATCTACCAAGAATTGTATAGTTAAATTATCATAATCTAATTTATCGCCTGGTATAGGTATGTCTTTAAGAGGTGTAGGCATACTTGCTTGACCTAGTGATATACCAGGTATGTTTGCAGCCGTACAGAAAAACTCTACTTTAGGAAGTTTGGTTACGCCAAACCTAAACTTTGTAGGTTCTGCATAGTCAAATTTAGTTGGTTGTCTATCTAATGCTTTTGTAGTAGTCATACTACTATTTATCTGTTTGTTTATCTACTTCTTGCCACTCTTTTTCAGTCGCTTCTTGTATCAGTTTTTGATCTGACTCTGATACCTTATCTTCTTCTTTCATATTATCTATTCTATCCCATAATTTATCCCACACGCTTACTGATGGTTTCGAACAAGAAACTATAAAAATTGTTAAGAGGATTAGTAGATATTTCATACTTTTATTTATGCTAAAAAAAAGGGGGCCGAAGCCCCCTCTTTAGAATTTGTTTGCACAAACTATTACATGATGTTCGCTACTTGTACTCGTCTGTAATATCTGTTAGAAGATAATGCAGTTAAGCCATCAGCAGTGATTGAACCAGTACCAGTCACATCGCTACCAGCAAATGGGTTCGCTACTAGACCATATCTAGTTTTGAAACCAATTTTTGGTTGGAATGAGTCTTGTCCTACTGCTCTTACCATTTGTAGTGGCACATATGGGCAATAGAAAATACCAGCGTCATAAGGTGAAGTACCTTTATAACCAACAACATAGTATTGTTTAGCAGGTGAAGCGTTAGACGCCAAGTTTGCAGCATATGGGTCGATATATACTTTGTATTTACCGTTTAATACACCAGCAAAAGTGTTACCTGTGTCATCAACATTTAAATTGTTGTTTAACGCAGGAGTGTAGTCTAAAACACCAGCCATTTGTAATGCAGAGGCAACATCTGAAGAACAGATAATTATATTACCTTTTCCTCTTCTCGTTCTTTGAGCGATAGTGTTTGCGTCTCTCTCTACTTGGAACATTAATCCTTTGAATCTTTCAACAGACCATCTTCCGTTTGAGTCAGTATCTAAATCAAAGATACCAGCAGTTGTTGTGTTAATTGCAGCGTCTGAATTATCGTTATCAGCAGCACCTACTTCAGCGCCTCTGTAAACTGATCTTACAACTTCTCTGTTGATTTCCGCAAGGATCTCAGCAGATAGGATGTTTGATAATTCTGTTTCAGCGTCTAAACCATGGATTGCTTTTAAGTCTTGAGCAAGTTCCATAGTGTATTCAGCTTTAAGAGCTCTTGATTTAGCAGTCACAGTTGATTTCTCAATTGAGAAAGCCATCTCAGCGAAAGCGTTTCCGCTAGCATCGCCTAGAGCTTCAGCCGCAGCTGTTGTCATACCAGTACCAGTTGTGTAGTTTGGACCTGCAGCTGGGATTGGAGCGTCATTAAGCACAGCAGGGTTTTCACCATTCTGTGCAGTTTGTGAGAATCCAGTGTTCGTTGAAGAACCAGCAGCATTTCTACCACTGAAGTCTGAATCAGCTTCGTTAAATAAAGCTTCTGTGCCAGATTGACTAGAGAATCTACTTCTCATTGCAAATATAAGACCAGTTGGTCCTGACATAGGTTGTACGCCACAAATATCGTAAGCGATAAGATTTGGCATTGCTCTTCTAACTAAACTGATAAGAATTGGATTCCAGTTTTGTATAGATGAACCAGTAGCGTTTGAAGGAGCCGACTCAGACATAAACTGAGCGTCTTCTTTTAAACTTTTCTCTTGGTTCTCTAGTACAACAGAAGTGACTGCTCTTTTATAACTATCACCGATCTTTGGAAGATCAGGATGGTCTAAAACAGGCTGCCACTTGTTTTGTATAGATTCGGATAAAAACATTTTTTATCTCTCCTTTTTTCTCTTTTAGTTTAATTAAACTACCAAAAAGTTATTAGTATAACTTCTTAGCTTGGTTTTTACTAATTGCAGCTGTGTATGCAGCCATTGACTCAGATACAAAAGCATCCGAAGTCATGTTATCTGTTGCAGCTACTTCATTAGATTCAGTATCACTTGCTTTTGATTTCGGAAAGTAAGAATTTTTAATTGTTTCTACTTTCGTTCTATAATCAGCAGCATCCACATACTCAATACTTTCTGCTAAACCTTTAAGTTTTTCAGTTTCAGTTTCAGCAAGGTCACTAGATACGTCATTTATAATGTCGTCTTTAGCAAATTCGCCAATTTTCTGATTTAACTCTACATTAGATTCTAATGTTTTGTTCATATCTTCTTTTAACTTAATGATTGTTGCAGCTTGATCCTCAACAACATCAAATTTACTTTCAGGTAAATCAATGTAATGAGTTTCAAAAAGTTTCTTCATGCCACCAATAAAGTCTTCAGTAATTTCTGCCTTTAGACCTTTTTCGATAGCCAATTCGTTGTCTTTCATCCAAGACTCGACAACGTAATTTAGATAAGCGTCAACTTTTTCTACGATTTCTGATTTAGTTTCTTCAACTTTATCAGCAACTTTTGATTCGTATTCGCCTTCTAATTTTTCAATTTCTTCTACAAGTTTTGCTTTAACAGCAGATTCGAAAATCGTTGCAGCTTTTGCTTTAAACTCTTCCGATAGTTCTTCACCATCTGTAAGAGCAGCTACGTCTTCTTTCATATCCATGTCTTTTACTTTATCTTTTGCAGAAGCTTTGATTTCTTTTTTATCTTCTTTTTCTTCTTCTTCTTTAACTTCTTTATCGTGTTCTTTATTTGCTTTGATTTCTTTTTTCTTTTCGTCTTCAGACTCTTCTTTCATCTCTTTGTCTTTTTGAGATTTGATGTCTTTCTTCTCACCATCGTGAGCAGTTTCTTTTTTGTCTTGCGACTTTTTCAAAGCGTCTAAAGCAGCCTTAGGCATTTCGCCCTCTGACATTTCTTTTTCCTTATCAGCTTGCGCCTTTAATTCTTTTTCTTTGTCAGCCATAGTTTCTTTCATCTTTTCAATCTCAGCTTTGATCATGTCAGATTTCTTATGGTCTTCTGCTTCTTTCATTTCTTTTTCTTTGTCATTTACTTGAGCGTTCATTTTTTTAATGTCAGCTTGTGCTTTCATCATCTTTTCTTTTTCTTTCTCGTCAGCTTCTTTAACTTCTTCCTTGTCTTCATAAGTTTCAGACTTAGGTTTCATGTCGTAATTAGCTTTAAGAGATTGCATTGGCTCAGCAGGTTTTGCACTTTTTTGTTGTGGGTCACCAGTAATGTGGTTTACCCCTTGTGCGAAATCAATTTTGCCATCAGTTGGGCTTGTGATAGCCTTAGTGATAACATTCTGAATAGTTGCCCCTAAAGTTTTAGGTGCTTCTGCTGGAGCGGCATTTTTTTTCGGCGCCATAGCGTCAGTTTTACCGTTTTCCATTTTAGTTTTCCTCTTCTTTTTATATTAAAATTGCAATAATTGGACTATAAAATAGTCAACTATTATTTATAAAATTACAGCTTTTTAAGAAAGTTCTCAAACACAATAGCATTTTTCTCTGCTCTTGCGATTCGTTCTTTACTCTCAACCTGTACTTTTAATTCTTTAACCTCTGCTTCTTTCAAAATCCCATTATTCCAAATCCATTCTTTGCCTTCCATTATGCCTTCTACAAAAGCGTCTGGAGCAGATGGATCAGCAACTATATCAGCTGCTGTCGCAAGGTAAAAATCGTTATTGACTACATTGGCACCTTGACTATTTGATAGTGTGCCCATACCTCGGGAAGAAACGCCTAATCTTGCACCTTCATCTATAAGTGACTTCACAATTTTTCCATATGGTGTGTCTAGGACTCTTGCTTCTCCGATAAAATTATTGCCTTCTGGATACAGAGCTTTAATCATATGACTAACTCTTTCTAGGTTGACGGTGGGACCGTCTGGATGACCTAGTTCGCCAAATGCTCTGTTTTTATTGATAAATTCTCTGTTGTATCTAACAACTTCTCTTTGAAGAATCTCTTTTGGATACATTCTGCCATTTTTATTTTTGATGTCAGATTGCATAAAGATACCTTTGATGGCATAATTTTTTTTGCCATTAGTTTCTTCTACAATGTATTCCGCTTGTTCTATTTCTTCGGTAATTAGCTTCATAAGTATCTATCTCTTAATTTCTCTACTAATATTTATACAAATTATTATCTAAACTCGGCAATAATCGTGTAATTATCACCATTTGCAAAATTTTTTGTAGATAGTAAAACATCACCTGTAGGTGTTGTCGAGTTATTTGTTATCTCATTACCATCTGCTCTTAAATCGAAAAAACCTTGACCAGACAATAAAACTGCGGTAGCGTTAGTTTCGCCATCCCATATAAGTTCTACTGCTGACTTACTGTCAGACGTATTAATAGAATAATATAACTTTGATATTTTTCTATTTCCATCCTCAGTCATAAAAGTTAATTCAGAAGCGTCAACTTTTTTGACTAGGTTCTCACCTGTACCGTCAGAGAAGTTTGTAAGTTTAGTTGTAAACTTGACACCTGAAGTATCTGCGATTGTTAAGCTTGAAACTGTATCAGCCATTTGTAAATCCTTTTTCTTTTCTAAATTCTACTACTATATTATATGTTGACACCGTACTATCAGATGACACAAGCACGTCACCTGTCGGATTGACAAGTGTTATGCCTGTGTCTTCTTGTTTAATTCGTGGTTCGTTTTTCTTCAAACCGTAATTACCACGTCCACTAAATTGTGTTGCAGCTTGTTCATCTGTCTCAGCGTCAAAGAAAAAAGTTAAATTTCCCGAACCGAGTATCTCGTAATACAAGTGTGCAATTGACAAGTTAGGACTTGACGTTGCGCCTGATAAAATACTTGCGTCTAATAATGTTTGTTTTGTTTCACCACCTAAACCATTTGCTTTAACGATAACTTTTTTACTATCATCAGCTAATGTTTCAGTAGTGATCGCCATTATTAACTATAATTAAAATTGTCTTTTACTACTTCAATTACAACATAACCACTTGCACTTACCGTTGTGATTGAAATATCACCATCGGTTGCATGTGTAGCAGCACCTGCTGAGTTCACAATTGTACCTGCGTTATAAACATCACTACCTGATAGTGATATTGCTTTCTCTGCTGTTGCACCATTTTTTATAAATGATAATGTAGCGTAACCTGTAAGCGCAAATTTTAGACCTCTAATTTTTAACTGCCCACCATTTTGGTGTGCGTCTAATCCAGAAGCGTCAATTACGGTTGTGGTAGCGCTGTCATTTGTAAATTCCACTAATACTTTTGCAAAACCTCTAGTATCTGATAGAGTTCTTGTTGATATTGCCATATGCTATTCCCTTTACCTTTATCTTCTTAAAATTGTTAATGTTTCTTTGTCAAAGTATTTCATTAAATCGTTCACTTTAACATTATACATTTTAGAGGCCGCTTTGACATTCTTCTCAAAGTCAGCGATTACATCTGCTGATTTATCAGCAGCTCTAAAAACCATATCTACAGCTTTTTTCATCTTAGGCGATAACTTATTATATTGCCTAGTCCGCTTGTAGTCGTTGCCGTCAGTAATTATTTCTTCTCTAAATTTACTGAGCGTCTTGGTCATTACTTGGCACCTCTTCAGCAGGAGTTTCCTCTGCTGATTGTTCTATGTTATCACCTGTAAAAGGATCAGCCTCAGGTGCTATAACACCTTGTTGACCTGTAAACATAGATTTAGCCACATCAGTTTTAGCGTCATCTAAAGAAGCAGCAATCTTATCTGACATGGTGTCATTAAAGTTTTTCTGTGCTTCTGTATTGTCGCCTTTATCCAAGTTATCTACGAAATTTTTTAAATTTTCTTTACTCATCTTTTATTTCCTCTTTTTCACTTGATTGTTCAGGTTCTACAGGTTGTTCTTTCTGTATCTCATCATCAATCATTTTTTGTTCTAATTCATTTTGTTTTAAAATTTTTGTTCTTACATATTGATGACTAAAATACTTACCAACATATTGTTCTAAATCTCTAGCAAGACCCACTCGTTCCCTCATCATCTCACTATGTTTTAGTTCAGCAAAGTATCCATCTTGTAAGTAAGTGTATGTAATATCATTTTGCATATTGTCCCATTCTTCAGGAGCAATAACACCTTTTAAAACAAGTTGTGTTTTTAATAGATCATGGAATAACATACAGAATTTTTTTCTTAATCTGCCTACAAATTTAGTAAACTTAACTTCATCTCTACTAATTTCAGCTGCACGACCAAGGTTAAATCCTGATCCACTTTCTAATCTACTAATAGGTACGTTTAGAGAACGATATAGTTTTCTTTGGAAGTATTCTATATCTTGTATCTCACCTAGGTTTTGACCACCAGGTAAAGTTGTGATTTCAGTTCCTCTCCCACCTTCTCTACGAGGTAACCAAAAGTCTTCTAACATACTCATATAGTTTCTGTCATCTCTTACTTCACCTGTACTTGCGTCATATACAAGTTTATTTCTATATCTAGCCATAACATCTCTTAAATATTGTTCAGCCTTGATCTTAGGTAAATTACCTACATCAATATAGAATATTCTTCTTTCAGGTGCACGAGCAATTCTGTATATTACAACAGCGTCTTCAATCATTCTTAATTGATTGACAGGTTTAATTGCTTTATGTAAATAAGATAAAACTAAATTATGTGTCTGATCTATAAGACCAGAAGGGCAATATGCAATTGCGTCTGTAGCAATCTTTAATCCACCTACGTTTGAAGCTGCTGTAGGATGTATTCCCTTTTCATTATACATAAAGTATTCCTGAAATTTATCAGAGAAAGAGAAAGAGCCTGGCACGCCATCTACTCTTTGTTTTCTAACTTCTCTTATCTTCTTAATCTTTCTAGGATCAATATATCTTAATTCTGTTATCCCTAATCTTGGTGAATCTTTATCTATAATCTTATGATAATAAACTCTACCATCAACATACCATCTTCTAAAGATGTCATGTCCTTTTATATCAAAACTTAATAGTTTAAGTACCTCACCAAATGACTCTCTCATTTTTCTTTTGATTGAATCACTATAATTTACTCTACTTAAATCTAGTTGTACTGATTGTTGATTTTCATTAGAGACTATTGCTTCTGAAACAATATCCTCTATTGCAAGGTCACACTCGGGATGTAGTGCTACCTCTCTATATCTTCTTATTAAGTCTAGTTCGTTTCTAGCATTTGTATCGAACCCACCGTAAGACGCAAAGAACCCACCAGCAGGGACGGTTTGTGTTCCGTCCTCTGCTTGTGGAGGTACTATGTTTTGTCTTGGATCGGTTGACTGAGTGCCTAAACGCTCTATCTTAAACCCAAATAGTTCTGCCATATTATATCCTCAATTCTACTTAATTATTTAGTCGTCTATTAAGTAGTAGTATTTGTTTCAAAGTATTGGTATCTATGCGTTGCAGTAAAAGATTCTACTGCATTGTTAGTACCGTAATCCAGACCAATGTCGTCCAATGTTATTGGGAACATTCCTCTGAAAGTGTATGATTTAATCACGTTACCGTTTCGGTCTAATTGGTCAACGAAAGAGTCAACTTGATAGTCAGCAGGATTAACAAGGCCTTCATTATCAGACATATTGTTAATACCATTTAACCATCTCTCGTATGCGTTTCTAATTAAAAAGTCAGTATCATTTAGCATAGTTGTAGTCCATGTACCGAATGTTCTATCACCCGCTACATATAACTCCCTACCTCTAAATGGTATCGCAACTTCTCCCAAGGTCATTCCTGGTAGACTTGTTGATGTACATAAGAAAGACATTGTTTCAGTCTCTCCACCTACACTTGCAAATCCAGGGAAAGGCATTGTCACTCTGAACTGATTGGCTCGAGCTCCACCGCCTCTTAACTTACTTTTAAAGTCATTTATATTTGGCATGGTTCTACGCTCCTATCACTTCTTCAAACGAGACGCCTGTTCTTGTCGCCACGAATGTTAGAGTTATAAAGTTGATTGATCTAGCAGGTTTGACAAAAATGTCAGCTCTAAATTCATTTCTATCAATGACATCGCCTGTATTGTTTGTTTCGTCACAAACAACCAAGAAGTCTGTAATACCTCTTCGGCCTTGTACATCTCTTAAAAATGGCTCTACAATGTTTCTAAATTGTGCTCTTGTAAATTCGTCATTAAACTCGAACAATTGAAATTTAGAAGCAGTTGATATTGCCTTCTCTAAAGTAATGAATAGTCTTCTTACATTTATTCTATCAAACGCACTAGGAGCAGATAATCCAGTTTTATCACCAAACAAGATTGTACCTTGTCCTGGGAATGTAACCACTGGGTTTATTCTAGCTCTGTATAAATCATCTCTTTGTGTTTTGTTAGGATTATAAGCAAGTTTAACTGCACCTCTTACTACACCTCTGTTAAAACCAGCAGGTGAGAAGTGTGAGTCTGCAACTAGATCCGTTCTAGCACATAAACCCGCCATATCTCCGTTTAATGGTACAAATCTGAATACGTCAGCATATTTGTCGTAAGTATATTTGTAACCACTATCAAATACTACAAATGAAGATGATCTGATTGAATTAAAAAATCCAGTCACGTTGGTTGTTTGCGTCACACTATTTGCAACATTAACTACATCACTTCTTTCAGGAGAAACAAATACTACTGCGTCTTTTCTGTTTTCTGCGATTGTAATTAGGTTGTCAATATGTGTTGCGTCACATGTACCAGCAATGATTAGATTTATGTCTGTTGTCTCAGCGTCTTCAAATTTCTCATAAGCAGTTTTCTTTTGGCCAACTGTAGCAGCTGAACCGTCTGCACCGCCTCTTAATGAGTCATTTTTAATTGTTGTGACAGCAGTAAATGTTGTTGATTGAACAGCAGATCCCCAATTAGTACCACTAGTATGATGATCCATCCAATAAACATAAGCTGATTTATTGTATATTACATCTGGATAATAGTTAGTATCTCCTTGTGGAGTTTTTGCGTCAGAAGCTTTTGATAATGAATCATATACTTCTAATATATCTCCTGCTTTTCCTGTTATGCCACCGTCTTCGTCAACTACTACAACGTGTAATTCATCATTAACACCTGATCTGTCAGAAGCATAAGGTGATGTTCCTGGTGCAGCACTAACTAGATCATAGTATTGCCATCTTCTTCTTACAGTAGCTCCGTTAGCAACAGCAGTATGTAAACCGCCAACGCCTGATGGATGTCTTACGATTGTAAGTGTAGCTGAAGCAATACCTGTAATTCTATATTCATAACCGCCAGTTTCGCCAAAGTTTATAATATCTCCGACTGATATACCAGATACGGATGCTACCGTTACCGATGTATCTCCAACAGCTAAGTTAGTGTTATTTACAGTTGTTTTTGATGTTTCTTCGTATGCAGTTGAACTTGGACAGATGGATATTTTTAAGTTGTTACCATGAGCACCTGCTGTTCTTGCAGCCCAAAGTCCTACTGAACCTTGACCTGTAGCATAGTTATCTTGGTAGGCTTGTGTGTTGTTGATCAATACGCCACTTGCGTTAGCAGTTGCGTTTAAGATCCCAGTTCCCGAAGCTCTTACTACTCTTAAAGCGTTTCCGTATTGCAAGAAACTTGCAGCCGAAAAGAACGATTCAAAAGTTGTAGAGTTAGGCTTACCAAAAATTTCTACTAATTGACCTTCAGATGAAACTGTTGTAATCTCATCTAATGGACCTTGAGTAAAATCACCTGCAAATGCACCTATTGAGGTTGCAACTGCTGGTATTACATTTGTTAAGTCTTTTTCTCTTACGAGAACACCTGGTGAAACTTGAAATGCCATATGTGTTGTTCTCCTATTTAGCTAAATAGTATCATTAATCTCAAATCTATTTATGTTTTTATAGACCTTTACGGACTCTTACAGGTGACCATATCTCACCTTTATCGTCTATTATTGTGTCTTCCTCTGTGCCGTCATCTACAAACCCAAAAGGTGCCATATCTTGTTCTATTGCGTTTTGTTGCTCTTCATACATTCTAGCACGTACATCTAGGTCTGTTAATTCTTTAAAATATCTTTGATTAGATATCCATGCAAATATCACTAAACACATTGCAAGGTCGTCATTAGAACCTTCTTCGGCTTGCCATGATTGACCTCTTCTTACAAAGGTTGATAATTCTTCTATAATATTAAAGTCATTAATTATAAGTTTATCGCCTTCAACCAATGTTTTTAAGTTTGTACAACCAATTCTTTTAACTTGTTTTGTCATACGAACACCTAGTTGAGACCCTCGTTTAGAAAAACCACCACCTAATATTTGACCTGCTCTACCTTTCATCATACACATTAATAAGTTTGTGTATTCTAATTCAAATTGTAATGCGTCTGCTACTTGATGACCCACATCATTTACCTCAACACAAACATGAGCATTGTTATATGCTCTTGCAACCTTTTCAATAGTATGAGGAAATAGTAAAGGTTTAATTTCATTGTTTCTATATTTTGCAACTATGCGATAAGGCATTTTTGATACGTCAAAAACCACAAAGGCAGAATAATCTTTTACTGTACCTCTTGCTACATCAACCGTCATTACATAATCTCTACCTTTAATTGCTTGTTCGTACATATCTAAACCATTTTGAGATACAATAGGATTACTATGCGACATGGTTCTAATTTTAGATGGATTTAAAAGTGTGTCTACCGAACCTACAAACTCACACTCAAACTCTGTGGCAAATTGTGCCTCACTAGTGTTTCTTATAGTTTCTTCTTTCCACTTATCATCTCTACCTGGTACCTCTGACCAATGTACTTCAATTGGCACATAGTCATTTCTTTTATGTATTGCGTCATTCCATATTTTGTAATACATATTCATACCATGTGGCGTAGATACAATCATAACTTTAGATTTTTTACCAGAAGATATTGTAGGATAAACTGAACTAAAAAATTGTTCAGATATATTTGCAGGTATAAAAGCAAACTCATCAAGGAATATTATGTTGAATGAACCACCTCGAATAGCACTTGATGATGTTGCAGCTGCAAGTATCTTTGAGCCATTCTCTAATTCTAAAGAACCTTTGTTCCAGTTAAGAACACCTTGTTGTAGAAAGGTAGGTAAATTTTCATATGCAAGTTGTAATCTACCTAATAAATCTCTAGCAGTTGTAGATTTGTTAGCAAGTATGGCTACATTAATATTATCATTAAATATAACTTGATGTAATAAGTAAGCGATGATAGTAGTTGACTTACCTGATTGTCTAGGTAGTTTACATATAGAAAATCTGTTTGCGTCAAATGACCTTACCATTTTTTCCTGAAACTTATACATCTCAAAAGGTACAAGACCTTCATCTATGTTTACAATTCTAATATATGTTTTGATAAAGTACACAGGATCTTTCATACATCTATCAAGCTCTACTATTTGTTGCTCAGTATATTCTTGCTTTGTGTGTGCTTTAAATAAATTAGGATTGCCTAAATAATTTTCACTCATCTACTATTATACCTTCTATTGCGTTATAACCATTTTCTACGGCATAACTTATTCTACTACTGCCTCTTTTGACAGAATACTGCTTTTCAATATATAGTTGTCCTCCTACACCCATACGAGGAGTTGGACTGATAGAGTGTCTAATAACGTGTATTGGATCGTTCATACCATCACTTAGCCAGGTGTTTCTTTGATCTTCGGGTAAAGTATTAGGATATGGATTTTTATGTATATATGTTAAATCACTTATCAGAAACGTCTGTATCTTTGGGTGTGATGTCTTTGCCTTTAAAATCTTTATCTTCGTCACTTTGTACATCCTTATTTTTATTTTTTAGCATTTTATGTAAATCTGCTGATGAACCTACAAACAATGCCTGTTTGATATTTGCAGTTGTCTTATTAGGAACATCTTTTAAATTTTTTAGTTTACCTTGCAAGTCTTGTAGTTTATCAACCGTGTCAGCAACTTGTTTAATTAAATTACCTGCAACCTCGTATGCTCTCGGGTGTTGACTTTCATTAGCAATATCAAGTATACCTTGTATAGCGTCTTGTCCTCTTTCTATAAGATTGTAATAATTTTCTCTACTATATTTGTAATCATTATCTACATCTTCCTTATTCTTATCTTCTAATCTAGGAACAGGTGGTGTAAAATCTTTTTTGATTACTTGTTTAGTTGTTGGTTTATCCGTAGAGATACCAAGTGCTTCATTTATCTTATCGTCTATACTCATAATTATTCATCACTATCACTTGTTGGGTTATAATTTTTTGAATCAGTAAAACTTGTCACAGTTGTTGTAAATCCAAAATCATCATCAGCGTCGGCACCTGTAGGATTTGTTTCAACAACAATTCTTTGTTCTCTTTTAGGGTTATTTGTTGTGTCGGTATACATATCTGCCTGTGTAGATTTGATAACTCTCTGTTGACTTACTGGTCCATACAAGTATGTTTTAGCAGTAAATGCTAAAGTATAAACGACCGCTCTTCTTGTAGTAAAGTCTCCACTATATGTATCTTCATAATTAACATTATTTAATATTATAGGTACATCTCTTACAATATTCATACCAGGTATTGCTCTAATACTTACCGTGTAATCTGGTTGAAAGAAAGGTAAAATCTGTTCTATTATTTGTAGTCCACCCTCAGCACTTGAAGTAAATGAATATAAATTCATACTAATATTATAAGGCACAGGATTAAATTGTTTATTCATAATCTTACCATCTGTTGAAGTTGCTCTAACTTTTTTAATCTGACCCATTCTATTTAATTTTCTACTTGGGTCATAACTTAAACCAGAAATTTCAAAACCCATTCTAGGTAGTGTCACAGCGACTCTTCTATCTTGTACTAAATCTGGTTGTTGATCTAATCGTGCAATAAACTTTTCTTTAGGCGAATACGCTAAAGGAACTTTTATAGACTGTACTACTTTGCCAGTGCTATCTTTTCTATGAATATGAATATTATTAAAGATAGTACCAAAGGCAATAATAATCTTTCTTAAACTTTCGTGGTAAAAATAATCTCCTAGCATTAGAATCCTTCGTCAACCTCACCAAATGGGTTTCTTTCTGTAAAGTCTAGTATATCATCTGTTGTACTAGACGTACCAAAACCTGCGTCTGACTCAAATGTTGAGTTATCTGCATATGGCTGTTGTGTTTGTTGATCATAAGTTTCAAGTATTAAGAAATTTTGTTCATCACCTTCCATCAATATATTACCATCTTCGTTTTCTAAACTCATTTGATGAGCATACATGTCCAAAGACTTATCGTCTTCTAATTTATTGATGTCTGAAACATTTGTATCAATTCTTTCATTACTGTATTCAAATCTAGTACATCTTAATTTGTAAACAGGTAAGTTTCCTAATTGATAAAATGGTTGTTGATCTTCTACAAATTGAATTTCAAAATAAGATTTCATCATTGGGAAATAAATTAGGTCACCTTCGTTAGGTCTACCTGATTTGATTAAAGTAGCTTGATCGCCTACTGCGTCATCCCATCTTCTTTTTGATACTGTAAATGTTGTATCATCTCTTATCTCTAAACCAAATTTAGATATTAATTCTCTTTCACCTTGAAAACCTTCCGTAGTTTCAAAGTACATTTCTAATAGATAAGAAGCATTGAATTTTGAAGCAACATCTTCACCAAGTATTAAGTCTTGGTTTACTAATGTTCTAGGTAGATAATAGACATCATGGCCATAAATTTTAAGGCCTTCTATTATTAAGTTTTCGTGTAGATTTTTCTCAGCCTGATTGCCGATCCCATCGCCACCTTGAAAGTAGTGATTAACTGCCATTTACCTATCCTATCATGTAAGATACAGGTGTCTCGTAAGTGCCTCTTATGTCTTCTTCTAATTTTTGAACATCTTGTAGTGCTTCAGAATATATCTGTTGACCATTTAATGTCACACCACCGATCATTGCTACACCATTAAATTTAGATAAGTTAGCACCCCATTGTTTTTTAAACAGAGCAGTCACATATCTTTTTAAAAATATATCATTAAATACATCTGTCATTACTGTTGGGTCTAATTTTCTATAACACTCAATAATTAAATACTCACCCTCATTCATATCTACTTTCCAGTCCATATCAATGTAAAGTTTATTGTTGTGTTGATTAAATCTAATTGGTTTTTCACCTACTAACACGTGGTCTAAAAAATCTAAATGCCTTAGAACCATATCGTAGTGTATTATAGATGTTGAAGAAAAATCATAAAGATCATTTAATCTTAATTGATACCTTATATCAAACATATTGTTGCTATGTTTATCAGATAAAGGAAATATTCTATTGACAGCAAGTACAGAGTCAGGTACACCAATCCAGTTGTTGGCTTCTGTGTAAGATGTTGTTCTTCCACCAACCGAAGCAGTAACCGTTGAGTCACCTTGAGGTGATTTAAGTCTTGCTAAATCATTGCTAGTTAACAGATACTTTAGATAAACTCTTTCTATACCGTCATAGTGATATTGTGCAAAATATTGAAGTGCTTCATCTAATCTATCTTCTAGTTGTGCGTCATCAACATTTATCTCTATAACTGGCTTACCTAAGTTTCTTAATGCGTATTCTTTTAATTGTGCTCTACTTGCTGGCGTTGCCATAATAATCCCTTATCTTTACTGGTATATTTATAATATTAACCAAGAGCAAGTGAAAATGCGATTGATTGTGCTTTACTTGATTTTGTGTCTAATTGTGTTTGGATTGCACTAGTAACCCCAACCGTATGATTTAATTGTGTTGCAGTTGCTGTGACAGCCACATCTTCGTTTACTTTAGGACTTGTCAATGTTTTGTTAGTAAATGTAGTTGTAGATGAAGCAGTTGTAAATCCAGATGATGAGTTATCATAGTTAGATAAGTCATTATCCACAACAAAATTTAATGTTGCAGCTGTATCATCATAGGTAACCGTAATTCTAGTTTCAGTATTACTACCAACCATTGCACCTACAATGTCTTGTATTCTTTCAGCGACTAACGATACAGCACCTGAAGCCACAGAGAAGTCTGCACTAGTAAATGAAGCGATACCTTTATTAGATGTTGTAGCGTCTTCTCCTGCGATAGTTAACGTATCACCAGAAGCAGTTGTATTAATACCTGCACCTGCAAGAAACTCTAAATTACCACCTAATGAAACTCCTCCAGCAGTTGAACTTTCATCTGTAAATGCAAATGATGAATTTGCTAACATAGTGTTAGAAACTGTGCCACTATCACCTGTACCTATAAGAGTACCAGTTGCAATAGGTAGAGTTAATACTGCTGAACTACCTGCAGAATGTGGTTGTGCCTGTATAGTTTGTGCGTGAGCATTAGAAACCTCACAATAAAATTTAACTTTAGACACAGCGCCTGTGCCTGTTCTTATGTCAATTAAACCATCTGATACACTAACACCACCTGAAGTACCATTACCATCCATAACAACTTTACCAGTGCCGTGAGGCAATAGGTCAATATTAGCATTTGATAATGTAATAATGTCATTACCATTCATATCTAAATTACCACCTAGACTTGGTGTAGTGTCATCTGATAAGTCAGATAATCCTGCACCTGAAGCGGCAGTTGCAGAGATGAAAGATAAATTACCTGAACCATCTGTTGATAATATTTGGTTAGCGTCACCATCATTGACAGGTAAAGTTAAAGTGACATTACCTGCTAAACTAGATGAAGCAACTAAAGATACAGCGTGTGTTGTACCAGATTTATAAATTTTATTTCCTGCACTTGATATTGTGCCATGTGTAAAAGCAAGATTGCCTGAACTTGAGCCTGTAAATGAACCTGTACCTACTATAAACTCATCAACAT